AAGGGAGTCAATGACCGCCCATGCCTTCGAGGCGCCGGAGGTCTTGATGGAGATGTCTCGGCTCAGCTCGATGGCCTCGCGGATCTTGGGCATGGCGAGAAGCTCGCTTGCCTGGTCCTTGGCGTTGCTTTGGGAGTAGCCGGCATCACGGGCAGCCTGGGCGCCATTGCCCCCGTTTGAGGCGTAATGGCGCGCGAAGGCGGCCTGCTTCTCGGTCAGTTCGGAAGCGCCCTCAGAAGTGATCTTCAAGGGGCCTTTCCATAGCATCTCCTTCTCTTTGAACTTGAGAGGGAGGGGTTCGGGTTTATCACTCATGGGAGAGGTTAAGGACGGTCATGGCCTTCTCGAACTTGGCGGGAGGCACGAGGGCGTAGTGGAAGCCGAAGCGCTCGAAGCCGGTCCAGCCCAGGTTGTAGAGCAGCCAGGTCTCGGCGGCGTCAGCCGGCCGGCCGATCTGCGCGGTGAGGCGGCGACGGAGGTGGGTGAGCCACGTCCGGGCGTATTCGCGTGCGATCACGGGGTCTTTGGCCTTTGAGTAGGGGTGGACGCGCTCCTTGTTGGCCTTGCGGACCTTGGAGCAGTCCTCCCAGGCGGACTTGTGGAATTGAAAGCGCCCCTTGGCCTTGCCGCCGTCTCCGACGGCAGCGTCCGGGTTGGCTTCGCCACCGGATTCGACGATCTGGATGGCGTCGATCCACTTTTCCGGGATGGGGTTCGCGTTCACGAAGGCGACGGTGATGGCCAAATATCCTACGTATTTCATCAGAATTCGAGCTCCCCTTTGAGGATGGAAATGCGCATCCGGGCTTCGGCGACGCGGTGAATGTTGATCCGGATTGATCTTACGTCCGTCAGGCTTTCACGGCGCTTGAGCAAGGCCTTTACGCGCTCTTCAAGGAAGCGGATCTCGGTGCGCTTGTCGCGCTTGGCTGCGATGGGCCTCACTTGGAGGCCTCCTTGTCCATCCGTTCGATCTGGTCTTCGAGGTCCTGGATGCGCACGCCACGCTTCAGTATCTCGTGGTTGGCGTCCTTGAGGCGCTCGCGGAGGGTCTGGTTCTCTTGGACTACCTCGCTGATGTCGCCGGCGATTGCGTCGTCCCGCTTCGCGATCTGCACGCGCAGGGAGACGACCTCATCGAACAGCTCGTTGATGCGTAGGTAGAGTTCTTCGGTTCTTAGATCTCTTCTCATGGTGGTATGGTATGGTAGTTGGTGGTTGGTGGGTTGGCAAGTCAGATGCAGACGTTCATCACGGGGTCGTATTCCCATTGGGCCCAATTCGGAGGACGGTAAGCTCCGGAGGTGAGCATGGCGCCTTCGGTGTCTCGGGCGATCGGACCGTCGGGGACATCCAGCCACTTCTTCTCCTTGCCGCCTTGCGCGGATGCCGCGACGACGAGGTTCTTGGATAGTATGTCGTCCACGAGGTGCTGGAACTCGCTGGGGCCGATCTGACGGAGCACCTGGGGCAGTTCGGCGCGTCTGCGATAGAGGCCGGACTTGGCGTTCTTGCCTTCGACCGAGTACGGGTGTCCGTTGAAGGCCGCCTGCTGGATGGCGAGGACGAGCCAAGCATGGCGTTCGCTGATGTTGACGACGGAGAACTGATCGCGGTCGCTGACGTCGATGAGCAGCCCGGAGTCGGAGCGAAGCAGGGTGCGTTCGCCGTCGAACATCTCCGGGTTGTTGGCCTTGACGACTGCGAGCTTCCACAGGAGTCCGCGTTTCGGGGACAGTCCCATGGCGGTGAGCCGGCGGTCGTAGTCGGAGCAATGCCAGATGCCGATGACGGAACGGAACGCGGCGGGGAGCGCGGACGAGCCTCGGATGCTGGACTTCATGTCCTCGACGCCACGGATGGGTTCGTCGCCCTGCTTGCGGATATGGTGCGTCAGCATGAGGGCTGCGCCGAGGTCGCCGCACACCTGGCTGGCCACGCGGACGAACTCATTGATCACGGTGGCGGAGTTTTCTTCTCCGTGCAGCGTGCTGTTGAGCGTGTCCACGACGACGAGCTTGAGGTCGGGCAGCCTGCGGAGCAGGGCCATGAACTCCGCCCAACGGCGGGAGGGCTTGGCTTCGCCGGTGCGGGCATCGACTTCGGTGATGGCGAAGGCGCCGCCCGAGTTGATGGTCGGGAAGACGATGAGCTTGTCGCCTGCCTTCTGCCTGCGGTTGGCCGGGTCGATATCGTGCAGTCGGATGTGGAGCTCGTCCTTGTCGTCCTCGGTCGTGAGGATCACGACGGTGCCCCCTTCGCTGATGCGCGAGCCGCACCACTCGAGCTTCTCACCTGGCTCGAAGGACGCGATCTTGATCGCGAGGTCGAGCATGAGGAAGGTCTTGCCTGCGCCGCCTTCGGCGACGAGCAGCTGGTGTTTGCCGGCGAGGATGAGGTTGTCCACGAGGAAGCGGCGCTTCGGTTTCTCGGTCATGGACCAGCGGTGAGCCGCCCACACTTCGAGTCCGTCGCCGTCAGCGATCATGGGCTTCACGGGCTCCGGCATGGGGCCGTGGTTGGCCATGTCACGCGACAGCACGGCATGCCACTCGCGTTCGGCACGGTTGAGGGGCCACGGCGGGACCATGTTCACCTCCATCCAGCCGAAGAGCGCCTGCTTGGCTTCTTCGAGGGTGCGTTCACCACGTCTGACGGTGCTGATGTAGAAACCGCATACGCGGGTGAATTGGCTGAAGCGGTTCTTCTCTTCGTCTCCGCCTTCGTAGACCTTCTCGTCGAGATCTACCTGGGCGCGCTCCGCGCGGAAGATCGGGTCGCTCGGGGCGACCGTGCCTCCGTCGAAGGCGACAGGCTTGACGATGATGCGTTCCCGCAGGAGGTCGAAGCCGTACGCCTGGGCGGACTTCTTGTCCAGCTTGATGGCGACCTGCTTGACGACGTTGTTCTTGCCGTGCGTGGAGCCGGCGAGCCTGACGGGCTGGTGGGCTCTTCCGAACGGGTTGCCTTCGACGCCGAGGCCGAACTGCATGTCACCTCCGCCTTTCTTGGCCACCTCGTCGCGGAGACGGATGAAGCTTTCGATATCCTTGCACGGATCCATGAGCGACCACCAAAGGTGACGCTTGCGGACGCCTTCGATCTCTCCGCCGGACATGACGACCGCCGTGGGCTCGCCCAGGGTGTCGGAAAGGAACTTGTGCTTGGACTCGATATCACCGGAGTCCAGATCGACGACGAGTGAACGGAATTCGCTGATGTTCTCGCTCGTGCCTCTCGGCTGCGACAGGATCGCGGGTACGATGAAGCTGGCGCGGTTGAACTGCGTCCAGCGTTCGACATGCCTCCACACTTCCTTGGCCGGGTCTTCGCACTCGGACAGGTCGATGAACTTGTCCTCGCGGAACTCGCCCTCTCCGTCGGTGCCCTTCTCGCCGATGCCACGGACGTTGATGTAGCCGTACTTCGGCATCTTGCCGAAGATCACGTTGAGGTGAAACTCCAGGGCTTCCCTTCCGACATACATCTCACTCATTTGGCCTGCTCTTTCTGGACTTGGATTGGAGGCCATGGTCGCGGACATAGCGGGAGATGTTCCAGGGTCCTACGCCGAGGGCGACCGCGATCTTCGGGATCGTTTCGCCGGCTTCGCGCATGGCCTTGATCTTCTCGCCCCAGCCGTCCTTGTCGAAGCGGTAGACCTTTCGGTCGGGGCGCTTGTGCCAATGGATGCCCAGGATGCGGAGCCAATTACGGAGCGCGGAAGTGGACCATCCAAGCCACTTGGCGGCCTGCGGAATGGTCATGCGCTGCTCGTTGGCGCGCTGGATCATTGGGGTGAGCTCTCGGATGCGCTGCATCCGGAAATACGACATGGAGACGCCCTTGTATTCGCAGCGCGCGCGCTTCTGCTTATTTTCCGGATCCATATTCTTCTTCGATGGAGTCGATGAAACGGACGAACTGCGGGGTGCGTTCGCCGACGTAGGCGCCGGTGACATTGTAGCTCATGTGCTCGAGCGCGTCCTCATGGGACATGTCCTTGCGGAGTATCTCGATGCACTTGTCCCAATCGTACACGACCACCTGTTCGCCGTAGCCGAAGGTTATGCCGATGATGGCCTCGTCGAAGCCGTCAGCGACCAGCATCTCTTCGTCTCCGATGATATCGACGTAGTTGTCCAGCACCTTGCGGACGAGGGTGATGCCCTTCTTCTTGCTCACTTTTTTCTTAGCCATAGCGGGAGGGTGTCCTCGGTGGTGACGGTTGTGATGCCTGCGTCCCAGCAGGTACGCCTGAAGTTGCACCACTTGCAGCGGAAGTCAGCCGGGTCGTTGGTGCATTTGGAAAGCTCCGTGGGGCTGGAGCTCTTGATCACGCGCACCGCGCGGTCGCTGGATTCCTGGGCCTGTCGAGCGTCGAAGGGCAGGAACTCGGAGGCGAGCTCGCCGCTGTCGCGGTTCAGGAACGTGAAGACGCAGCCGTTGGTGAGCTCCATGTAGGCCATGTAGGTCTGAGCCTGGGAGTAGTAGAGGGGCTTGGAGGTCTTCACGCCCTTGCGGAGCGTGTCGTTCCAGGACTTGTTGTTGAGGCCTTTGTTCTCCCATAGCACCGGGTAGGCGAACTGCGGGAAGACGGGGCCGGAGGTGATCACGCCGTCGATGTGACCCTTCAGCTTGCCCTCTGCGGCCTCGAACCCGAACTGACCGCCATCGGCCTTGTTCGTGATCAGCTCGAAGCCGGCGATCTTGACGTACTCGGCTACGCGGTCTTCGCAGTCGTGGCCCATGTCAAAGATGCGGAGGGTGTTGGCGGTGAAGCCGGACCCCTCGTCTTCGGGCTGTTGGTGGAAGATGTATCCGAGCTTTCGCTCACAAGTCTCTCCCCAGAGGGAGGCGCCCAGATACTGCCTCTTCGGTTGGCTCGCCCTCTTGTTGATAAGTGCCTTATCAACGTGGGAGACGAACGCCTCGGAGAACAGATTGACTGTTTCGGGCTTGAACACGTCGGTCATGATTTCAATACGAGACGTTGGATCTCGCGCTCATTGAATTGCCAAGTAAGCTGGCATGAGGCAAGATACTTCGTGAGTCCGAAGGCAGAAACGTCCCCCCGGCCAAGGAGCTGAAGCTGTTTGGGGGTGGCCGGGTCCGTCAGCCAGCGCTTGGTCTTCTTGGAGGCGTCTACGTCCCCATGGTCTCGGAGGAAATCGTCCGCAGAAGCCAGGGCTGCGGGTCGATTTTCCTTGCCCGCGACCGCCAGGAGCCTCGCAGGCTGCTTGCCGGTCATGGGGTTGTCCACCTTGCCGATGGCGACCCACTTGTCGTTGTAGTAGACGATGACCGCCCAGGCGGTCATTCCATTGGATATGGTGACAAGCCCGTCGAACAGATCCTGCCACTTGTAAGGCGAGGCGTCCAAGAGCTCGACCTCGCGCAGTCGGAAGTCCGAAAGCGTCTCGGCCTTGAGAGGCATCGGTTCCTTCTCTTCGTCTTCCTCTTCCTCTTCTGGCGCGATCGGGATTATGAGCTGCTTGTCGCACATGGGACAGAACTCTTCGTCGGCTGGGCACCTCGTCCCGCAGTCAGGACAGACCTGATACTGATCCTTGTCGCATGCGCCGTTGATGCTGGAGCCCGTCTCGATCGTGCCGTGCTTGACCAGGCTGTAGCCGAAGTCGAGCACCACGCAGTCGTCCTTGACGATGCCAGGGTACAGCTCCGGGTCTACTTTACGCAGTCCTCGCCCGATCATCTGGATCATGGTGCTCTTGTAGGAGCAAGGGCGTAGCAGGACGATGCAAGACACGGGCTGGCAGTCCCAGCCTTCCGTAAGCACCGCGACGTTGACGATCACCTGCACCAGCCCCTTGTCGAAGCGCTGCAGGATATCCACGCGGTCCTTCATGGGCATCTCGCCGGAGATCCAATTCGCGGTGATGCCCTCGCTCTGGAACGCGAAGCAGACGTGCTGCGCGTGCACGACCGTCGAGCAGAAGACCACCGTGCGCCTGTCGCCGGCCTTGGCCTTCCATTCCTCGATCACCTTCATCGTGACGGGGCTCTGGTCCATGATGGCGGCGACCTGCTCCATGTCGAAGTCGTTGGCCGTGACGCGCACCTTGCTGAGCTCTTCGCGGATGCAGCAGTCGATCACGAAGAACCTGGGCTTCACTAGGAAGCCTCCGGCCACGAGCTCGCCGAGCTTGATGACGTCGGCCACGTTCGAGAACATCTCGATCATGCCCTTGCCGTCGCCTCGCCCTGGGGTGGCCGTGACGCCGAGCAGCTTGAGGTCCGGGTTAAGCTCCATGGCGTGATCCACGATCTTCTTGTAGCTCCGTGCGGCGACATGGTGGGCTTCGTCAACGACGATGAAGTCCAACCTGGGCATGGTCTTGA